GTGCCTAAGAAACATCCTACTCTCCACATCCTGTTCGACCGTGTGTACGTGAAGTATCTGCCGCTCGACCACGTGTTCCGCGACACATAATAATCTTGCAGACGTCTGATTACAGCACCACCGCAGACCTCTGCCTTGCCGTTGACCTCTGCCTCGCCGCACACCTTGGCTCCACCGTAGACCCTGGCGCTACCGTAGACTATGGCGCTACCGAATATGCAAGCACTATCGAAGACCTTGGCTCTACCGCCGACCATGGCCTCGTCGTAGACCCTGGCTCTATCGCCGACCGTGGCCTCGTCGTAGACCCTGGCGCTACCGTAGACTATGGCGCTACCGAATATGCAAGCACTATCGAAGACCTTGGCTCTACCGCCGACCATGGCCTCGTCGTAGACCCTGGCTCTATCGCCGACCGTGGCCTCGTCGTAGACCCTGGCGCTACCGTAGACTATGGCGCTACCGCCGACCATGGCCTCGTCGTAGACCCTGGCTCTACCGCCGACCATGGCCTCGCCGTACACCTTGGCGCTACCGCCGACCGTGGCCTCGTCGTAGACCCTGGCGCTACCGTAGACTATGGCGTTACCGGAGACTATGGCGTCACCGTGGACTCTGGCGTTACCGTAGACTCTGGCGTTACCGTAAATCCATGAATCATCAATTTGACTTAGGTTTTCTTCTTTTTCGACGTAACCGCCGATGTCGCCTTTCTTCACGTCGCCGAAGTCCGTCAATGCCTCAATAGCTCGGAGCGTCCTGTCGCCCCATACCTTCGTAAGGTCCGTTCTTAATCTGTATTTGTTCATATTCTGTCTCCTAATTTTATGATTAATACTTCTTTGTCTTCAAGTGCGCCCCATGCGGTTTTCCCTATTCCGACTGAAACGCTCTTGATTCTGTATGTCATGGTTACTGCACTATAACCCCTGTGGAAAGTAACGTATTTGATGTTATCTCCAAACCGATTCTTCCACGTCTGAATATTCCGATATTCCTCCGTCTTCTCTCCACTGGCTATCATGTCATACCACTTGTAGCGAAGGACTAAATGAATTGTATTGATAGCTTTATTCATATTGTAAGTCGTTAATTATTAGTTTTCTTTTTATCTTCTCCTTTGGCGTACAATAGTGCTGCTCTTCTACATTGTGCGAGCATTCCCGCAATGCCTTCCGCACTGCACACATCCTCACACCTGCTATAGCCGTACCGTTGCAGCGCACGAATATCTTCCCGTCCACTGTACGCCACCTCCAATGGCTCACCAGCAGCCTTGTAGCAGACTTGCAACAACTTCACTGCCTGTTCTACCTTCTTTTCAAGCTCCTTATTCATTGCATTATCGGCAAAACTCCAGCGCCCTCATTACGTCTTCTGCGCGCTTCTTTATCGTTGTCCTCGCATCGCCGTCCTCAGGGGCGCACTGCTGCTTCCAAATAGTCAGCCAACAGCCGTAGACTTTAACCTGCACGCGCATGCCATAAATGTTTTTACTATCGCTGCCCTCAATGCGCTCAGAAGCGCTGTTTATAGCCTCAAAGCCCTCAGTTAGTCGTATTGACGGGCGGAAAAATCTAATGTTATACATAGTCTTTGCTTTTAGTTGTTACTTATCTTATGCGTCTGTCAGCGCCTCGCATCGTCAGATAGTTGCACATGCCCAGCAGTCTGCTATATGCGCGATCACCGTAATGCTGCTTGATTATCTCGTGATTAATAGGATAATTGCTGCTAAAGTGGGTAATGGCAGTGTAGTTATCACCCCTGCTTTCAAGCACTCGGCGCAGCACATTACACTTATTACCCATATAACAGCTCTCAGTCGGCTCGCTTCCCAAATCGTGGAAGCATACTATCTTGCTCTTCGTGTATTTGAGATACCCGCCATTCAGGGCATAGTAGGCGCACATCTCATCGCATCTGTAGTTTTCCCAGCGCAATTTTGCCTTCTCGCATCCATCGAAATACTCAATACCGCACACCGAAGAAAGCGTGCTGAGGATATTAAGCAGCCACGTTTTGCCCGTGCCCGTGTTGCCAGCTATATAGAGCCCAGCATCAAGCCTGCCTTGAGTAACCTCGCCAGTGACGCAGTTGATAGCCTGCATCGTAGGGTCGCCCATCAGCCATTTTACAGCATTCTCATAAGCAAAGCGGTTGTCCTCGTCAATAACGAATCCGCTGTATCGTGACTTGCCTATCCGCACAACAGCATTCATAACCGCAGGTAACGTGTAGTTATATTTCAGTCTTTTGATTTGGCTTGCGCCGTACATGTTTATCACTTTTACAATTTTGCTAATATCATTCATTTCCATATATCATTTACTGAGTTGGTATTAACCGCTGTTGCTTTCATTTCCTTGCGTTTTGCAAGCCAGTTGCGCACGTGGTTTCGAAAGTCTGCTCGGTCTTTATGATTAGACTTATCAAGCCCTACATTTTCCTTGAATTCCCTGAGGCTCGCTGCAAGCTCATCTTTGGAGATATGTAGCTTCATACACATCACATCTTGCCAGTAGGTATCCTGTATGAGCTCATCAATATATTCTTGGTCGTGGCTTGTTGTGTCTATTATATCATCATCATTAACATTACCATTATCATTTACATTATCATTATCATATAGGGCCACTGGGTTATTTGGGTTTTTGGGTTTTTCGCGAAAACCCACTGGGTTATTTGGGTTTTTCTTCGGGCGACCTCCTTTTGCCCCATTATTTTGATTTCTCTCGCAGATACGGCTGTACTTGTCTGCGTCGCGTTGCAGTTGCAACAGGATAAACCTCATTGCCATTGCAACAACGTCAGAAAGGCCGCCAGGCGCCTTTCCCTCAAAGGAGTAGGCTATTATCGCATCATAGACTGAAAGGCGCTCAGAGGGGCTGAGAGGGCTAATAGCATCGGCCCAGTCTCTGTAGAAGATAAAGCTATCTCGTTGCATACTCTAATTTCTTTAGATCACGTTTGTTAAATGGCTGCTTCCTGCGCATCTGTTTCAACAGTTTTGTCACAAGCTGCACGCGGTTCTCGTCACGCAGGTTGATAGGCTGCTTCGTAGACGCATAGTCTTGCAGCGCTTCAAGTATCAGGTTAAACTGACTGTTGCTAATCGTATACATTGCTTTCATTGTTTAAGCAGGAAGCGCCTTGCTCCTTGTACCTCGTGGCAATAAGCATCATAGAGCTCTTCATGGTCTTCCTTGAATTTCTTGTCGTCAAACTTAATGGACGGCTTCGGGGCTTTCCACGTTGCAAGCGTCATCTCCCCATCCTCGCTGAACGGGTCATCGGTAACAATAGCCTCAGCGTCACCTATAGCCATTTTCATCTCGCCTTCAAGCTCGTCTTTCTGCTCCTTGAGGGTCGCATACTGCTCGTTGACTGCTTTCAACTTATTGTACACTGCCAGCACTTCTGAGCCACCCTTTACTACTTTGCCTGCTATGTGTCGCGGGCTCTTCAAAAGCACATCAGACACCGTTTCTGCAAGCGGTTCTTTGTCGCCTATGATGTAGGTGTTCCAAAAGTCAGTTACCTCAGCTACCATCCACTCGTAGAAGTCCTTGTCAAACTCTATATCCTTGTAGCCAAACTTGCGGCCCTGCGTCAGCCATGCCAGTGCTCCATAGCTCATCTCAGATACTCCCAGCTGGTACTGTAACTGGCAGAACCAGTGCTTAGGCAGGTCGTCCTCGTCTACATCCAGCTGCGTTGTCTTGCACTCGCAAATCCCTTTATTAGCAGCATTGTGCTTGCCTTCGGGGTCTATCCAAAAAATGCGGTCAGGTGATACGCGTAGGTACTGCTTATCGTTGTCTACTATCAGCCAGTCGCCTGCACTGCGCTTGATTATCTTGCGACCAGTGGCATCACTGTAGAAGCGGCTCACGGCGTCCTCCAAGTAGTGGCCTGCGCGCATTGCAAAGTTTTCCTCTTTCGGGGCGTCCATGCCCTTTTTTCTGCGCCACAATTGATAGGGCGTCTCAAATGGGTTAAGCCCTAATATTGTGCCTACCTCTGAGGAGCCTATTCCGTAGCCCCTCAGCTTTAACCACTCGTAGCGGTCTTGCGGTCTAATGATTGTGCAACTCATAATTTTTGTCTCTTGTTGTTGAAGATTAATTAAGCCCCTCACGGCGGTATGTCCGCCGTGAGGGGCGTTTACGTTACTTGTTATCTACTGCTTTTGTATTGTCCTGTTCTGACTTACTTTCTGCGGCCTCTGATGGCTTTTTACCGCCCTGCCGTGCCATTGCCTTAGCTGCCTTCTCTTTCGCCTCCTCAGCGGCTTTCTTTGCAGCCTCAGCAGTGCGCTTCTCGACCAGTGGCTGGATAAAGGTCTCCTGCACGGTAGTCGTGCCCTCCTTAATAGCGTTAGCGAGACCACGCAGCTCTAACACCATATCTTTGTCGATGTCGTCCACGTTGTCGACTTGCAGGTATTCAAGCAATGTATCTTTGTCTACACCGAGCTTCGCAAAGTAAGCTACGAGATTGTTGCGACTCTTCTCCATGTCTAAAGATTGTCCCAAACTAACCTCTTTGATGTGGTTAATAATCTTTTTTGTCACGGCCTTAGGCACAACTTTCAGCACTGCATTGCGGAAAGCAATAGCACTGGCTGCATTGCCAGTCACGACCTGCATATCCTCGGAGAACGTCTTGCCGTACTTGTTGGTAATACGACGCTTCACCTCTACGCTTACGCGCAGATTGGTCTCTAAGTCTATGCACACCGCTTGCGCGGTAATCACCTTGCCATCATTGCCGATGATACGTGTCGCAACCATCATGTTGCCCCAGCAGCTTGCTATTATCTCTGCCATCCTGACGCTCAGGCCCTCTATCATCTGCGTGCTGCCATCCGCGTTGCGGCGGCGCAGTACATAGAAGCACTCGTTGGCGGTGTCCATATCGGACGTTGCAAGTGTTTCAATGTTGTTCAGCGCTGCATGCACGTTACGCGGGTACTGATGTGCTGTAGCTACCTGCATATCGACTTCACTCTTGTTAATAGCAGCCAGCATCTCAGGCTGCTCAACCTCTACGATTTGTTTTTCTGTTTCCATAATTGTTGATTTTGTTGAAGATTAAAGATTTATATCACGTAATACATTTCGGGGAACATACCTCATTGGGAGTATATCGAGCTCATCATGCAATGCATCATACAGCTTGTCGCAGTCGAAGTCAGTATCTTTAGACTGCATTATCTTGCCCTCGGCATCATAAGCAAAGTCAACCTCAGCCGTCAGGCATAAGTCGTAATTCACCCACGCACCAGTGCCGTTGCCATATCCGCAGACTGCGTCAGTCTCCTGATAGCTGTCCCATGTGGCACAGCCCTTTATCGTTACTGAGCTGCCGTCCTCAAAATCGTAGTCAATGGCAAAGGTATCGTGCAAGCTGTCTGCTATCATGCCTGCTATCTCGCTATAGTCGTAGTCAGAAAACTCTATCATAGCTGCGCCCTCCAAACTCTCTTTATCTCGTGCCCGCAAAATACCTTGCGGTGGTCTGCTCTCCTATACTCAGCTCGGATAATGTTGTCACGCTCCCAGCGCTCCAGCGTGGTATAGTGTATGCCCAGCGCACGGCTCGCAGCCATAACGCCGTAGCGTCCTGTTTCTGTTACTTTCGGCTCTGTCTCTGTCATCATGGCTCAGTCCTCCTCAAAGTCATCAAGCCCGTACTTATGTGCAAGCCTTTCGGAATTTAGCAGGTTGCATATACCTACAATTGTCGCAACTACATTACATGTAAGACACAGGGCAAAACTCGCAGTCATGTATATAACTACAAGCAGCTGCTTTGTACTCATCTTTCTCACTCCGCTCTGTTCTACAAACAGGGCAACGATTTCTTTTAATTCTCTCATTGTTGTTGAAGATTTAATCGGTTAAACATTCGGCGTGTAAGCCCCACGCTTCTGAAGTATCTTTGCAACGCCGTATCCGCTCAGCGAGTATCGCTTTGCAAGAGCTCCAAACAGTCTGTACGGTTTGGCCGTGGGCTGCTGCCTTACAAGTGCATTGTACTCCTCGCACAATGCGCGGTCTCGCTCTGCCCTCTTTACCTCGGCAGGCGTCCGCAGGTCAATTACTACCTTGTTTTTTTTCTGTTCCATAATCTCGTAAATTGTTATATTTGCAACATGTTGCGCAATTCGTTTTGCTATTCGATTGCAAATTTAAAGAGATTTATTTGAACTACAAATAGTATTGTTTATTATTTAGATATTATTAACTATTGACGAAATAAAATTGTTTGAAACATGACAGGAAAGGATTTTAAAATGGTGCTACTCCGAACGGGAATGACACTGACAGAAATTGCGAATAAGCTAAATATGAGCAGTCAGGCTCTTAATTCCATTTTCAATGGCTCTGATGTGCGGTCTGGTTTTATTGAAAAGTGCGTTGACAGGCTTGGTATGTCTTACAATGACTTCTATCATTATAACAGCAGCATGCATGACAATTACGGGGCTGCATTCGGCGGCAAGGTCGGGAGTATTACCAACACACCCGAAGGCAATGATAGCAAATACATAGAGTTGCTTGCCAGCTATTCAGGCCAGCTGACAAAGGCACAGGAGCAAATAGACAGACTGATCAGTGTACTTGAAAATCGGAAATGATATATGAAAAGAATTATCTCCGCATTAGTCGTATTGCTTGCCGCTGTCTTTGCAAACGCGCAAACTATTATTTCTCATACAACCGTTATTGCGAAATTCGGAGCTGACTACATAGAGAAAGTGGCTTACACAAACAACAAGGAGTCATACAATGCGTGGCTGCACAAAGAGGATAATAAGATTATTACGTCTATCAAATTATCATTCGCATCCAAAGATGATGTTGTAAAGTGTCTTTCGTACCTATACAAATTCGACAAGGGCGATGGGTATCTCATAGACCTTGAGACTGTCAACGGTAACACAGCGTATTCGTTAGGCAAGACATACGTAGTCAAAGGAGAAGGACAAGTAGGAGAGGTTTATGTCAATAGATACACTATAGGGAAACTGCTTAACGCATTAGGAGTCTCGGTTTACCCGAACGGCAAGCCGACTGAGTCGAATGATGATTTATACAATAACGGCAAATCACTGTTTTAGAATGACAGACGTTGATATAAACTCGGAAATTGTCTCTCGCTTCTTTGTGGCAATACACCGCCTCATAAGCGACAAAGTGATTAGAGGCAAACAGACTTTCACACGGCGTTATGGCATCAACAGGTGGAACTTTGTCACTCTTGAACATGAGCCGAACAGACGGATATTTCAAGTCAGTTGGCTTGCATTTCTTGTCCGCGATTATAAGGTCTCAGCGGACTGGCTCTTGACTGGAGAGGGCGATATTTATCAGCCATCATGGACTGGAGAAAGGGTCAAAATAATGCAAAATCAGTGCAACTCTAAAAAAGAGTGTCAGCAAACGCCTGTAGTTAAATAGATTATAATCGGAGAGTGCACGCCTGGAAAGCGTGTAAGCGTCCAAAGCGCTTCCGGGGTTCGAATCCCCGTCTTTCCGCGCATAAAACACTAAAAGACAACGTAAAAGGCCATTTCGCTGAAACAAGCTGAATGGCTTTTTTGTTGGTTTAGAATGCTGCAAAGCATAGTTTCTCGATGTAATACACTGCAAAGTCAGTGCAAAATCAGTGCAAGTATCATGACCACTACCAAAATATCAATAGACAAGCGCAGCCGTCGCAATGACGGTAGCTATCCGCTAAACATCACGATTAGCCACAATAACAACACGGCCCGCATACCCTTAAACGTGTGGGTTCACTCAGATCAGTGGGATGATAAGCAGCAAAAGATTTGCTCTCATCCTAACAAAGCCTTCTTGAATTCATTCATTCTGCGCCGTCATACGGACGTGCAAAGCTGCATCATCAAACTATCCGAGAAAGGTTCTTTGCGCGGTATGACTGCAACCGAATTGAAGCGCCGTATCCTTACGCTGCTTAACGGCGATGATGATAAGCGCAACTTTGCCAGTTGGTACGCACACTTCTCAGCCCGACACGCAAAGCAGCGCACGCGTGAGCTGTACGAAGCTACGTGGAAAAGGATAGAGGCTTTTGATGACAATGCAAGCCAGCTTGACTTTGATGACATAACCCGTGACTGGCTGTCACGCTTTGAAGCGTTTCTCTCAAAGACATCTCCCTCGGCCAACTCGCGGAGTATCCATTTGCGCAACATCAGGGCTGTATTCAATGATGCTATAGACAATGACATTACCACGCAATACCCGTTCAGGCGGTTCAGAATACGCTCTGAGGCTACCGAAAAACGCAACCTTACAGTTACCCAGCTGAGGACGTTGTTCGGCGCTGAGGTACCTGAATACATGCAAAAGTACATAGACGTGTTCAAGCTACAGTTCCTTCTCATAGGTATCAACATGGTAGACCTATGTACCACGGCCGTACTGACAGGTGATCGCGTGGAATATAGGAGGGCGAAGACTGGCAGACTCTACAGCATTAAGGTTGAGCCTGAGGCGTTGGAAATCATCAACAGATATAAGGGCACTCACTCCCTGCTAAATGTGGCAGAGCGTTGCAGCGATTACAGGCATTTCGCAAACCGCTGTAATCTCAATCTGCATAAGGTCATGCCCTCAGTCACTACCTACTGGGCACGGCATTCATGGGCCACGATAGCGGCTGAGCTTGACATTCCGAAGGAGACTATATCAGCCGCCCTCGGACATGGAGGCAGCACGGTCACGGACATCTATATCAACTTTGACAGACGTAAGATAGACGATGCAAACAGGAAAGTCATTGACTATGTGCTGTATGATAAGCGCTGATATATAACATGGGTACAACTTGTACCCCAACAGAGAGACCGCCGCAGACTGCAAATAGTTATTTTGTACGAATTTTGCCTCAGACGGCCTCAAATATTTTTGGGGTTAAGTTATACAGCAAAGCTATTCCATGCGCTCAGAGGGGCTGAAAAAAGGCCGTCTCGCTTTTTGCACGGGGCGGCCTCAATTAAATGGATTTACTCAGATTAGAAATTAGCCCAAAGTTGTGCATCAACGCCACCTTCCCAAAATCGTGCTATTCTGCAATACAGGGCGTCCAGCTGCGAATGCGTCAACTTCTCACATTTCTGCATCAGGGCTTGTACATCTACCTTGTATTTGCTACCGAGCTTGTCATACGTGTTACTATCTTCTATGTGCGAGAGCAGAGCGGCTGTAGAATAACGCACACCGCTGTCGTCTGAGATTAACGTACCATTGAAGCTGTCTGCCATATACAGCCACTCCGCAGGGCTAAACTTTCCGCGCAGCTCGTTAAGCGCGAAAATTATTTGCAGAAAAAATGCATGACAATATAAATATTCGGAATTATCTACTTTAATCTTGTTTAATTCAAAATAAAGTCGCACCTTTGCATTATCAAAAGCAAAGAGATATGACATACTTTGAGTTCACAAAGCGATTCCCAAACGAAAACAGCGCGATAGATTTCATTGTTGCGACAAAGTATAAGGACGGATATGTCTGCCCGAAATGCGGAAGCGTACACAAAGGTATATACCATCAGAAGTACAATCATCGTTTCCTGTATTGCAATAACTGTAAGAGCGAGTTTTCTGCATTAAAGGATACGATATTCGAGAATACGCATCTTGATTTGCGTATGTGGCTGTATGCGATGAATCTTGTTCTTGTTTCCCGAAAGGGAATATCCGCTTTACAGTTGAAAAGGGAGTTGGGTATGGGGTCTTATCAGTCTGCATGGCGTATGCTCCAGCAGATACGCAAAGCGATGGAGAAAGAGGAATACAAGGAAACATTCGAGGCCGTTGTGGAGATTGACGAGACCTATGTAGGCGGCAAGCCTCGCAAGAACAACGACCATTCAGACGATGAGGACAACAAGCCGAAAAGAGGTAGAGGAACATCGAAAACACCTGTAATCGGTGTAAAGGAGCGCAATACGGGAAAGGTTCATGCTGTTGTCGCCAATTACAATGATGAGGGCAAGCAGTTGAGTGGCAAACAACTTTTCGCCGTTCTCCAAAAAGTGTGCAAGGGTAACAATACTATTATGACAGACCAGTTTTCGGGGTACAACATTCTTGATAAGGAGAATGAATGCAACTTCATCCGTCTTAAAATAGACCATACCGTTACATACTCTCTCGGAGATGGAATCCATACCAACGGTATAGAGAGCTTTTGGGCGATACTCAAACGAGGAGTATATGGAGTGTTCCATAACGTATCAGTCAAGTATATGCAGAAGTATGTGACGGAGTTCTGCTACCGTCTTAACCACAGGGATAATAACGAGGCTTTTACCTCACTTGTTGAACTCGCAATAGCATAATAGTATGAATAACAATAATTTACAAATTGGTAGAGGGGGCAAAAGTGAGACTGTTACTGAAAACATATTTAGAGAGTTTTACGGAAATGGAGCATTCATAGAAAAATCAGCCATACCGTCCTATTACGGGTTCAAATCTAAAAAAGGTACGGGATATAAAGGTTATCCCGATTTCTTTAGAGATAATGCGGATGAGGATTTTGTGATTATTGTAGAGGCGAAAGCGGATGATTTTAATGCTGCTTGTGAGGAAGTTAAATTTTACGCTCTCAATAATACTATTTCCAAGGACATAATTACCATACCAATATCCGGTCAATCAAATAACACATATCGTTCCGGGCTATTTCTGCTGACTGAAGACAAAAACTATACAAAAATTGAAACTGACGGGAAACTTTTGCCAATAAAAGATATTGTAAAGTTGTATCGAAAGACAAAGTTCGGAGATTCGATTTCTACTGAATCCTTAAAATCAACATTAAAACAACTTAACAAGGATTTTCATAGCCATAACATAAAAGACACGGAACGAAGTCTATTCTTTGCGGGACTTATGATTGCATTGAAAGATGATACTTTCTCAAAAACCTATAAATCCATTCAACAACCAACGAAAGAAGAACAAGAGAGTGCAGCCTATAAGTTAATTGAAGCGCATAATCTAAATTTGGCAATATTAGAAGCAATAGTACGGCAAATATCAAACAAGGTCAATAACCTTTCTAAAGAATATAATTGGAAAGACAGGTTTTCATTCATCAAAAATATAGACTTCCCATTGCAAGAGTATAAATCTATTATTTCTAAAATAGAAGATAAGATTTTCAAGCCATTCAGGATGGATGAGAAACAAGACATTTTGGGGCGTGCTTACAAAATATTCCTATCAAAGGCCGGCAAAATTGATAACAAGAACATAATACTGACTCCTGACCATATCAAAAATTTGATGGTAGATTTGGCCCGATTAAATTTAGACGATGTAGTTTTGGATACTTGCACTGGTAGCGGTGGGTTCCTTATGGAATCCATGGAAACCATGATAGCTCAAGCGCAAAATAATTCTGATACAATAAAAAGTATAAAGGAACACAAGCTGATTGGTTTTGAAATAGACCCGACTCTGTTTGCATTAGCTTGTTCTAATATGTTTCTACACGGTGATGGTAGGACAAATCTGATATTTGGAAGTTGCCTAACGGATACCGAAAGCGATATATATAAGGGCATAAAGAAATTAAAGCCTAACAAATGTATAATAAATCCCCCTTACGAAAACAATCTTCCGATATTGTTTGTAAAGCAAGCATTGGATTATATTGAATCCAATGGAACATTGATAGTAATTATGCCCACCCCTACACTTAATCGGAATATAGGAGGCTTAACTGACGACATACTACATATCGCAAAGTTGGATTTTGTAATAAAAATGCCAAATAATCTGTTCTCGGAACAAAGAAGAACGGTTAATACTTCAATTTTTGGATTTACAAAGACCCCACATAACAAACTCGATAAGGTTATCTTCTACAATATGGATGATGACGGTTTTGTAAGTGTTCAACATAAAGGAAGAATTGACAAAAATGGAAAGTGGAAAGAAATACGAAACAAAGTAATTGACTGTATTAAGTATTCAGGAGATGGCGAAGTAGATGCTGATTACGAAAAGAGAGTTTTATACGATGGTGATATTCTTAATTGTTATGGTATTAGGAGAAAAAATACCATCAACGGCAACCGACTTATAAAATTAGGCGAACTGTTCGATGCGAAAAAGGGTACTTTGGCAAGTGAAAAAAACATTGATGGTCCGTATGATTTTGTTACCGCAGCAGAAGAATGGAAAAGTCATTGTTCCTACGATATGGATTGCGAAGCAATTGTTTATGCTGTTCAATCTTCAGGATCGTTGGGAAGAAGTCACTATGTAAATGGGAAATTTATCGCAAGTAATTTGTGTTTGGTGCTTACACCTAAGTTCAATTCAGGATATCCAATAAATGTATGCTTTTATAACATATATCTTAATTCCATAAGAAAGCAAATAGTAAGGGAATTAGCAGATGGGACATCGAAACTTACAATTTCAAAGCGGGATTTATTGAATTATTATGTAGAATACTTCCCAATAGACATACAGAACGAGATTGTTAGGAGTTATGACGATGTAGCCAAACGACAAAAAGAATTAGAGGAAGCAAAACAAAATCTTGCAATCAGAATGAGAGATTTATTATAAAAATAGCAGGGCAAAATACCCTGTTATCCAAATAAATCGTATCTTTGTGATATATAATTACGCAAGATTAAAGTAGGTAATTCCGTAAATATTTAACGTTTTACCCCCTAATCCTTTAACGCTTACCCCTAATCCTTTAACGTTTTAACCGCAAAATGCTCTGATCTGCCAGCTGGCAATAGAAAAGCCTGACCACCTTTCGGCAATCAGGCTCAAGATTAGTAGTTAATCTTCAACAACGCTGCAAAGTTACATCTTTATTTTCTGCCATGCAAGTGGTTTCTGATGTACTCTCTTATAGCGTTGTTGAAAAATCTGTTTTTGTTAGGCTGCATGTCTACTATTGACGTAAGGTCATTATCTACATACAAATGATACTGCTTTTGACTCCTGCCAGCACCATTCTTCGATGTCCTGCACTTGTACCGTACCATATTATTTGACTTCCTTCGCATCGCAAAGTAGCACGTTTCCTACGATGAAGTCGGCAGGCGCTATTAAACCTTGAACATGCGCGAACTCAGTGGCTACATGGTTGTAGTCAAGACGTAGAAGTTTCCCCTCCTCATTGAATATTAGTAGCCGCCCGTCAGTGAGTCTAAGTAGTTCTATATATCCTCCGACTGTAGCTCTCAACTCATCTATCGAGAAGTCTGTGCCGTTTATGGGCTGCACGTCAGTTATCGTGCCCTCCCAGCTAATTTTCTTTGCCATGATTATTTGTTTTTGATTTGATGATGCTGTGTAACACTTGCAGGGCTTCTCTCAGAGTTTCAACGTCTGCTTTGCTTGCAGCCCTCAACTCTCCATACTCTTGCTCGAATAGATAGCTCCTCATGTGATTTGCTAATTTTTGAGTTTCCTTTGCCCGTGTGTTTGATTTTACAATAATGCTCATACTGCTTTTAAGTTTAAAAAAGGGCGGTGGCGCAATTATCACCGCCCTTGTTAGATATTGTTCACGCCGCATCTATGGCTTTGTCTATAATGTCAGCCGCCTTGCTCACGTCTGCCAGTACACTGACTAAAAACCTCGGCTGCTCCTTGCACACCTTCAGCCAGCCGCTCAGGTAGGCTGCATTATTCTTTTCCACTGAAGTGTTGAAGCCAAGCTCATGCCCTATCAGGGCTGCTGTCAGCTCAGCTACAAGCTCTTCACGCCCGTAGGCCTTGCCCTCTTCTTTGCCCTTGTCAAAGCGGTTCAGGCGGGTATCCGCGCCTGTGCTATGCGTAGCCTCGTGGAGGAACGTGCTATAATATTCCTGCCCGCCTGCATACACCTGCTCGGTAGTGCCGCCCATGTTGTACTGCTCTTTCTCGGGCAACAAAATCGAATCAGATTTAGGGTTATAGAATGCCTTAGACTGCTTGCGTACAATTACCTTGCATATCCATTTGCCAGCTATAAGGTTATCAAGTTTCGCATTGCTGTACATGCCATCTGTGGTTTCAGCTATAGCAGGCGTTTTATAATTGCTTGTCAGCTTTTCATATAGCTCAGGAGCATCCTCCTGCATGCTTGTCTGTGCAATGTTAAATACATTGTAGCAGCGCAGCACTGCGTAGGTCTCAAACCTATCACGCTCCGCATCAGGCAACTGGTGGTAATTGTCTATTGATATATCATTCTTACCACGCTTCTCATGAGCTCTCATGCACCAAAACAGTACTGCCACAGACTTCTCGCCTTTATTCACATGCACTCCACTCTGCTTGCACTGGTTGAACGTCATGAAAATCGGGTAATCGTAGCCCATTTGCTCGCATACCATAAGCAGGTAGAACTCATTCAATCGACTGTATTCCCGCCCGCTCATATTCATAGGCCTGCCAACGCCCTCAGTTGTCAGCCAAGTCCTGCGCCAGCCCTGTTTGAGGCCTTCTATCACGTGTATCATTGTGTCGCAGTATTGCTTCACTGCATTCTCTGTTCTATTGTTATTCATATTCATAATGCTGCTATATTTAATTGTAGTTTTGTTATTATCAAAGGCCGTCACTGGCAAAGGGCGGTATAATTGCCCCTCGCCAGTGTCAGGCCCGCTCGGTTAATATATACGCCAAATTAGTTTGAACATATTATTCTCAACCCTGACTGTCACATAGCTGTAAAGCTCGAAGAACTTTATAAACTCCATAATCGCAGCGGTGTGATATATCTCCTGCTTGCCTCCGCAGGGTGAGACCTCAATACTACCATCACCGTCACCAAATACAGGCTCAATGTACGTTACCACCTCGCAAGTTCCCTTGCTCCCTGCGTTTTTACTCAGTTTCTTCTCCAGCATTGCTGCCAGCATTCTCATGTCTTTTTTCATAATGTTTTTTGTTGTTGAAAATTAAACTCTTGTGCGCTTCAGGTTTCCGCCCTCCTGCAAGTTTTTAGACCTTGCGGTCTTGTATGCCAATCAATAGTTATAAAACGTCACCTTTATACCACGGCGCAGCTTGCAGTAGCAGGCATCCTGCATGCAGGCAAATGCGCGCTTCAGCAACTTGTTCATCAGGTCAACGCCTATCAGGGCTATTAACCCTGCTACTCCCACAAGTTTGTTAATACGCTTCCCGTTCTCGTCTTTGCCGTATACCTTAATTTTAAAGGTAGCGTTAATCATCTTGGTGCTGTAGTTAAGTTTCTTATTCATCGTTGTTGTTGTTAAAGTTCTACTCATCTTTTTATGTTTATCTCCTAAACACATTGCAAATGTAGTACTACTTTTTTAATCTGCAAAGCCTGAAAGCATATTTAACTATTAATTAACTATTCCTCTTTATTTTCTAACGTCTATTAACGTTCAAGAAGAGTGCAACTGGCTGATTATGAGCAAAAAACGGCTCACAGTATCACTACTATGAGCCGCAAAAGTGTGGAAATGGAATGAAAATTGTTTGAAATCAGTTGCTCAGCCTACTTCTTGCGCGAGTACGCAAGTATTTGAATAGATATATGAGAGCGATGACAGCGCCCGCCATCACAATGCCGATCGCAGCGCCTCCGACATTCTGCTTTGTGCGCTCCCAGCGTGTGACTTTGCGCTCTACTGGAACAGGGATGCGGACGGTGTCGCCATAGTAAACGTCCCTTAAAGTTTGGTTCGCCTGTTTGGCGGTGTGTGCCTGTAGCTGGTCGTTCTTTTCGATGTAGGTATGCCAGCGGTCAACAAACACCGTGTCGCCCTTGATGCGCGTTACGGTGCTGTCTTGCCTGTAGATGTTTTGAAACCGTGAAACCGTGTCACGGGTTATCAGTGTGTCGCGTACTGTATCGCGGATAATCAGTGTTTTTACCGCTTCTCTTGATTGCAGCCCCTGTGTCGTGCGATGGCTGGCACACCCCAGCAACACCCCAGCCAAGAGCAGAACGCCCAGCACAGCGGAAATTCTTGATAAATAACTTGTTTTCATTGAATATACTCTTATTTTGTTCAAATTTCACGCCTGTCGGACTTTCGACAGCCGCTCGCGTAATTGGTAGAGCAGAGATCTATTCGGGCGACAGGCGTTGAATTTCGGAGTTATCGGCTAAATGGACTTGTATTCGCTGGTCGCATCAAAGCTGGGACAAGCCTTTGCAGCAAATTCTCTGTGCCCATGTATGGTTGCATTTGGATATTTTGCTTTAAGTTCTTTGAGCAGTTTGAGCAAAGATTGCTTTTGAGCATCAGTGCGCGTATCTTTCGGTGTTTTACTGTCTTTAGCTACTCCACCAACATAGCAAATGCCAATTGAATTAGCATTTTGACCTGAGCAGTGAGCTCCGATTACATTTTCGTCTCTGCCTTTATGAATAGAGCCATCAAGCTCAATTACATAGTGATAACCAATATCTTTCCAATGATTGCCATTAACGTGCCAATCTTTGATGGTTTCGGTTTTAACGTCTCTACCTTCAGGCGTTGCAGAGCAATGTACTATAAGCTTATTGATTTTTCTCATTTCTCTTTGTCATTTAAGGCGATTATTTTTGTTATCTCATTAAGTATTTCGTGGCCTTGCTCTGCAGTGGCTGCTTGCACAATTTTCTTCACTATATCAGGTACATCTGCGGCATGAGCCTTTTTGCGTTTACTGTTTTCCACAACAGATTTACCTTCAATATAGATTACAGCTATAGTGCATAGAATTGTTGCAAACGGTACTATATAGAATGATAACAAGCTTCCCAGTATATCAAACATAAGAGCAAAAAGCATTAGCCTTACATAATCGCCTATCTTCGTAACAGTTCTACGAAAACCATGCGACATAAGTGCTTGGCCTAATGCTTTTGCGGTAGTTGTTCCACTCCAGAAGTCCACAATACTACTAACCACCATGAAAAACCAGCAAACTAGGATTATGCCAACTCTAATAACTATGAAAAACATGAGGGCATCGATATTCTTGGCTTCAATGAGTTCTAGCATAATCACACAAATTTTTCCCAGACATCTGTAACCTTAATGCCATTATCTGACATTACTTTTAGCAAATCCTTGTTTATTCTTAGTAATTCGTACTTCTTCATACTGGGTACAAAGATAACTAAAACCAAAACAATCTATGAAAAATAACTAATCGCCTATTCCTTTTTCTCTATCTTATGCCCAAAGAGGTCATAGAGCTTGCCAATGATGTTGGAGATTGCAGGCCAGTCATAGAGACCATTAGATGCTCCACCAACCAATGCTCCAGATGCCGCAGCCATCAGGTAGTCCCATCCACCATAGCCAAAGGAAAGAACACCTGTAGCACATAGGATGATACCTGTGACAATAGGGATAGCCCATGAGATGATGTGCTTCACTGTCTTGTTCTGAACATTGGCCAGTGCATTCACCAAGCCTGTCAATACTGAACTGCCACTGATGATTCCCACTGCAATGGAAATCTGTTTAATTACTTCAAATACTACTTCCATACTCTTTATAATTTAATCTTTTATCTTTGTAAAGACAGCCACCGAAGTGACTGCCTTTTGTATATAGTCCTTAAAGTTTAGATGAACGTAAACAATATAAATCATTGTACATTGTACATTTTACGCATTACCCCAAACTGGTGTGATTGTCACATTAGCAGCTGGCATATCGAAATAATAACATCTATCACCATCAGCAGTTAAAGTTAGAGAACTTCCTCCAGCAGTTGCGCTAATAGAACTCAACACCTTGCCACTATTAGGTATCACATAAAAATAATCAGTTTTATATATACACACTTACCCTAATCTTTTATTTTTTAAGTTGACAACATGATAAATAAAAACACACCATAGGTGCACATTCATTATAAACTAATCTAGAGTAAAATGAAGGGTGCTTTCACACCCCCTCACAATACCTATACATTGTCTTTCTAACTCTAAAGATATATTAGTAGCAAATGTCTAACACAACTCCCTATCGCACTGCCGTACTGAATCCATTCTTTCGTGTTCTGTTGCATAATGTCCCTTGTTTTACTCCACTACCGAATTAGTAACAACGACAATAGACGATTGGTCACCTCTCACAAGCACCCCCGCCATCCTATGTTGACGGGCATTGTTGAGCGCGACGTCCTTCAACCCCTTATATGCGCCTATTATTGCATATACACCATAAGAGTCCACATTGTTGATGCGGATATGGCTTTCGCTGTCTGCTTGGGTACTGCTATACACGGAATCACCTATCTTGACAACATCGTGGCTGTTCGATGTCCCTAATATAACTTTAAGGTCGTTGATAGACATATCCTTCATGTGGTTCTCCGCCACTGCAAGATAGCGGACAACATTGCCGCGAGGGGCATAATAAAAATAGACAAGTCTCGATAAGCGGCAATCCTCAACCATCAACGATGTGTTATCGTCGTCATACATCGCTTGCCATAGTCTGCGAGTTGCCTCCATCGGATATGCGGTTGCGGAATAAACAAAAGCCGAACTTCCGAGGGTATATGCCACTGCATCGTCGTATGTCTGAGCATAGATGTCCTCGACGAGCGTATGCTTGCATCCGCACCTGAAGTCAATGCCGTCACCATTGACAACCGAACTGCGAATATCGAGATGATGGCAATATATATGCTGCGTTATTTCAAAAGATATGCACCAACATCTCGTCTTGGTAAAAGCGAGGTTGGCAATCTCCACCCCGTCCACGTTGCCCATGAGTATCTGGATAGTCCTTGCCCCAAAGTCATCGCCTATCGCCGTTTGACCATCAACCGTGGCATTGACATCACATCCCTCAATCTTGGAATTGCCGTCTCCGATGACCGCGATATTTTCCATCCGCTCAACGGATGATGGTATGTCGTGGGTGTCTTGCGGCCACACGATGTTCGCACTCCTTATCACGTTGTCCCACATCTCATCCGCTTGCTTGATGGTGCAATTTTCAAGGAGCATCAACGTGTTACTCGGCAACAAGATGGTCTGCGATATGGTGACATTGGCCACATCAAAGTGCAATATCCGATAAGAGTAGTTAGCACTATACGACAACATGGCCGCGATGCTTGCGTCCATCGTCAAACCACTTGCCACAAAGTCGCTTAAATTGAGTTCAATACCCCCGAAACCAAACTTGCGCACAAAAACGTCTTTTTTCTGTTCGGTGATACTCCCTTCGATGCCTTTTATCGTCTTTGTGTAAATATTCTCGCCATAGCAATAAAAAGTCTGATTGGGGACAAAAGTCACGCGCATATACGTTGCATTGCTTGGTGGGGTGATGGTTAGTTCTGCAAGTCTAATAGTCCTTTGCCCATGCAAGTAAGCCACGCCGCTGATATATTGCTGCAACTCGTTGTAATAGGCTATGCCGATATTAGCCGCACCCGAATCGGTGTCTATAACCGACAACCTCATCGTCATGCCGAGCGCAATGATGTCGGTAATATCTACGTAATTGGATGCTATGTAATGAGTATTAGATGTTGCCGCTCCCGTTGTTGGGTTGATGAAGTGGCTGGTCCATGTTGTAAACCTTGACGACAAATCGTAATAGTCAAAGTTCGCCATCCCCACAACATCTCTCTTCGTCATGTGCTCTATGATATTGGCAGATGGTATCATTGACATCTTGTCAATTTTTGACTTGCTGTCAAGTTCAGAAAGGCTGTCAAAAATATCATCCCTCTCTGCAAAATCTCCCTTTCGTGTAATACTACATGTATTGGTATTAAGACCGCTTACAGCAATATACATCTCTCTGTCGGCCACATAGGTGTATGTTATCTCTTCCGTACTTGTAGAAACAACAAGCGGGGTATAAGACGATGCTTCGGAATCTGTTTCGCTGATAATCGCCACACCGCTTACGGCGTCTACTACGGTAATAATGTCGCCTTTATACACTTTCGTGGGATTAGAAGTATGCCTGCTATTGTTGGCCACAAAAACTCCTGTGTTACGAACAAAACCTGTGGGACTTCGCCATGTCCAGTCATTCAACACTTCTCCATGCAACAATACGCATATCTGTTTCGTTGCATTACCATTTGGAATCATCACCGCTTTCTGCTCATCTGTCTTACCTTCAAGTTCGGACAGCTCATCAAAAATACTTAATGTATTTATTTTAGCAATAGCAGAATATACTCCTCCACTCTTAACAAGATTATCACTTCCAGCAGTAGGCTCATCATCAATACTAAGTATCTGCTGACTACTCCAAGAGCCATTCCACGATAATACTGATAGACCGTCTTGCAATTCTATAGCGTTGAAATTAGTATATGTACCGCTTTCAGATGCAAAGTAGAATACAGGACCATCAGGTGTACCTGGATTTGTTGCGGGTGTTGCTACACCTGCAAATATATATCCAGCATCTTCAATAGCTTTAATCTTTGCATAAACTCCACCGACGTTTTGCGATAATTCAGCAAGTCCGTTCGCAGCCTGTTCAAATGCAGTACCAACACGCTCGGCTGTATTTGCGCCGACCTCTGTTTCGTTTTTTATTTCTTGCGCCAAAATGCGCAATTCTTCCGCTTTTGTTGACATGATTAATCTCCTATTGCATGTATATGACAGCGAGTGCCACGGACTGGCTGTAGCTTGTCATCGTTTAAATAGTTTATATATTCCATTGTGTTTTCGAGATAGCTTTCTGCCACCCCCATAACATCGTTATATTGTTTGAGCTTCGTGTCGTCCACGTGGCTTGCATACTGTTCGTCATGACGCATGCTGCCAGCCCGTGACAGCAATGTGCCGTCACTCTTCATCATCTTAGCATAGACGAAATAAGCAAGAGCCGCTTTCAGGCCCTTGCAAAGGCGTAGAACACTTTTCTTCGTGTCCGTCCATTCCCCACCGTTGAGAATGATCGTCTGCTCGTCTGTCAGACCACTGCCAGCCAGCTGCTTGAAAAGCTCATACCCTATAGCAGGTATAATATACACATCCTGCTCCTCGCGTATGAAAGCATATACTTCCGACTCATCAAGATGAACACTTGTAGGCCGTGCCAGCTGTTGGAACTCGGCAAACGAAATTAAATATCTCTCATCCATTTTGTTCCGCTGATATGTATTTTAATGGCTGTATGCTGAAATCGGCATATTGAAGTAGAGCATCGTTCCAGTATTTGAAAAGCCCAGTCAATGCACGTTCAATAAACCTCTGCTCGTTTGTCACCTCACCAGCATAGTATTGATACGCATCCTGCATGACCTGACCGCTGAAACCTAATTTTCCTTTTCGGATTGAGTAAAACAGCTCTTGATGGAACTGCGAATATATGCGCTCTATGACGCTCGCATCAGTGACGCTGAACTCCTTGTCGTAGTTCTTTGTTGGGAACTCAACAACTTTTGGCTCATCCTCATCGTTCTCCAGCTCAACGTACATGATTTTGCTCGCCTTTTCATCACCTTGAAATGCTACCAAATCTTCGCTTGAAATCATCTGACGCTCTACCTCGTTGCCGTTTTCGTCCATGCGCGGGACTCCTTTTTTCGCAACAAGCATACAAGCAATTAGGAAGTTGTTACGCACATTCCTATACTTGATGTTGCCCAGTCCTTCATCGGTTGAAATCTCGGTTATCACGCTGTCATAGATAGGCGTTGGGTATTGATACTTTCCGTCCAGTGAGCACCAAAGTATCTGTCCTTTGTAGCTGTCAATGCCTCCAACGTCCAGTATCTCGGCCATTACAACAGAAGGGTCGGGGTTGAAGACGTTAATGCGTTCTATGGAGCACTCATAAACAGTCAGCTTTTTACCCGAACGGGTCTTGTTACCAGTCCAGTCAGGGTGCAAGACGATATGAGCAACATTACCCTCATCATCTTCCTCTTCAAGCCTACACTGTTCAAAAGGCACGAAATACACCTCTGTTATTTGGCAAAGCACATTGTAATTGACGTGCAATGCGAAGCCGCCGAAGCGGGCCACGTCAGAAGCTATGTCATGCAACAGCTCATCTGCCGTAGTGCCAGCGTGATTAATGACAGTCTGCGCCAGCTGCTCATTGCTAAACCCGAAGCCTTCTATAAACTTTGCGTATCTGTTCAAACAAAGCTCAGCAGTACCTGAAGCATTCGCAATGCGCTGCAAGTTCTGCGGATAAAGGTTGTCATTGCCGTACGATTGCAGCTTAAACCGCTGCACATAGTCAATGTCAATGCGTGGCTTCGGCTTCTTAGTAGTCCTGACGTTCATAGTAGTTATTTTTTGCCGATTTTGCTTCTGACGACGTTTTTGCGCGTTTGCTTAACCTTATATGCTCCGACATTTTCAGCGCCTCTGAGGGCATTCTGAGCGTTATTTTGCTCAGAGGGCCCTGCGGGTATAGCCTGAAACATCTCCGCCATTGCAGGGAACTGCTTGAGATACTCAGCCGCCACCTCGTCTGTAAGGTTGTCATTGGTAAAAATCTTGCCGCTTCTAAATGTGGGGCAATTAATGATGAAGCCAGCGCGAAGCCTGTAGCTGCATTTCTTAGCCATTGTCTTGTTGTTTCGTAGGTATAGACAGATTTCAATTAAGGCATCATGATAGCAGTTCTGACACGATGTAGGGCGAAATGTCTTAGCCAGTACCTCGTAGTACAGAGCTTCTATCTGCGTCTTATCATGACTTGAGAACGGGGCATCAAACCTCGTTCTCAAATCATTGCTTAGAGATAACGCTTGCTCGTACGTCATGCCGTTGCTGCTGTCTTCAGACTTTCGTACTGAGTAGCGGTTGTCTTGCTATCCGTATTGAAGTAGAACATTGCAGACTTCGGGGCTGCACTCTCCTGAAGGGTAATGAGCCAGCCGCCGTCTGTGTCCTCGCTGTACTTCTCGTTAGTGCCCTCAGAGGCCCGCAGGCCCTGAGCATAGCCATACACCTGATACTCTGCCTTGCCGTCCGTTCCCTTGTTGACGTTGCGAAGGATAACGACAAATGTGCCATTTGCCAGCCCGTCTATGATATTCTGAGCCACTTCGGGGCTGTTAGCCAGCACTGCGATAGGTATCTGATGTTGCCATGTGTTGCGATATGTCCCTACATTGAGAGAGGACTGCACTCCAGTAAAAGGAGTGCTGCCCATCTGCACAATGTCATAAGCGCGTTTGCCCGTTTTCAACACAAGCGTTTTGATAACATTCTTCAGCGTGTCATCAAACACAGTTGCACTGAAATCAATGTCGCTGCGATTAATGATTAGGCCGTCGGCTTCAAGCCCGCGAACAGAAAGGTCATCGCAGTCAAAACTTATGTCCTGCGAAATAATGCTCTCGCAAATCTTCTTAGTTGTAGTTGCCATAGTTGATACCTCCCAAATTAATACGCAGCTTGGAACATATCGTCCTCCAGCAGCTGAGTTCCTATCTTGCCAGTAGAATAGATGTAATTGCGGCGCTCCTTATGGTCAAACCAAATGTCAAGATCACTTATGAGTCCGTCTGCATTAGTGCCGACAAGCAGGTTGTCGATGTTGCTGTATACAGCGCGATACGGCTTGTTAAGCGCCGTGCCAGTGCTCTCGTAAGCATTGATGAACCTATCCCACAAAGAAATTCGAGCGATAGTAACGCCGTTGTACTGAGCTACATCAAGCCCGTTGAAGATTGTCTCCCACGGCATGATAACCTTGTAGACGTGCTTAACGTCAAGCGCGAGAGCGTCTGCCAGCCCCTTAGTACAGAGGATAACAGCGTTCGGATCAGCTGAGATACGGCTATCGGCATCCATGAGCATGTTGTCAAAGATACCAGTAGCCACGCCCTCTTTGAGGATAGTAGTCCTCTGAGCCGTGAATGTGGCCTCGCTGTTGGCTGCAATAGTCGTCAGCTGCTTAGAGTTAGAGGTGCACTGCGCGAAGATACGCTTGAACAGACCGTCTGCTGTAGTGAAAAGCTCGGTCTTTACATCAGCAGTAAGCTGTCCGCCGTCCTTGATGTTCTTTGCAGCGGTGTCGCCGAACCAGCCAAAACGCCAAATCATACGCTTCAACTGACGCTCCAGCGCGGGGCGCAGGATGTAGGTCATGAACTCGGTAGTTGAGATGTCGCCCACCTCGGTGCCAGCTTTCAGGCAATACTCTGCAATAGTGCCCTGCAAGCTCTCGTAACAGATTTTGATAGGCACTTGCCAGTCACCCAGCACCCAGCGCTTCTGAGAGTTGGCAATACCTACCTCCTGATAGGTGGGGTCGCAGCCGCTGCCAGCAATGCCGACATCGTCCATGTCGCCAAAGTAGCCCAGCGGATCACCGTTCTTTACCTTGCGCAGGCGGGTGAAACGCTGAAAATCTTCGTCTTGATCTATACTGAGCGGTATAAGCTCCTTCAGGTCTGTAACGTCTTTAGGGTTGACAGACAGATTTTCAAAAAACTTCATAATATTGTTCCTTTGATTTACTTGTTACTTTTTGCCGTCTTATCCGCGGGCTTAAAAGTGCCAGCCCGTCTTGCTTCTATCTCCGCTCTCATAGCGGTAATCTCCTCTCTGTCGCCGCTTGCGGCGCTCACATTCTTGCCACTCACTTTTCTTCCTGACGGCTTATAGGTTGAAGCGAGTTTTGCCAGTGCCTGCTCGCCACCAGCCATTTTAACAGCATTGAGGATACGCAGGTCATCTTTCTTTTTGCTCTGCGCATCCGCGAGTTTCTGCTGAAGCTCAGCAACTTCATCTTTGAGTTTGTTGTTCTCAGCAGTAAGGTCATCCACCTGCTTCTGAAGGTCATCATTAGCAGGCTCGTTGGTGTTGTCATCATCAGAGCCCTGCTCTGCGGGCTTAATCTCGGTTATCACGCCGTCCTTTACGACAATAGTCTTGCCGTCGGGCATTGTGAATTCTCCATCGGGAGAAGCTGTATCGCCCACTTGGGGCTCTCCCTCGTCACGTTCTACAGTAAGGGTCTGCCCGTCAGCTGTATTTAAGTCCATGCCGAAAGTAACCTCTTCAATTGACTTTTTGCCGAACTTAGCCAGCACCTTATCAAGCCAGCTTTGCTTGACTTCGACTTTCCCGTCTTTGTCTTTGCTTGTCTTTGTCATTGCTTTTGAGTTTTTGTTATTATGAGTTGAGCCAATAGTAATAGTCTTTTTCTTAGCGCTTGCGGGCTCTATAATCTCGCCGATGATACCCAGCGATAGAGCTTCGTCTACGTCAATATCCTTGTCCTCATTCATGAGGGCTTGTATCTCGTCACGGTCACAGCCACAACGGTCTACATACAAGTCAACCATTTTGTTCTGCTCCCTACGCAGGTCGTCAGCATACTTCTGCAGGTCATCGGCATTAACAGCGTCCCCCAGCGCCCACGGACATATCCACGGATTATGCACGCAGATCTGTGCGCTTCTGTAGGCACGCCGCCTCTCCTTAGGGGCTGCCATTAGTATCACTGTAGCCATGCTTGCAGCGTTGCCCTCCACGGTTGCGGAAATTTCGAAACCAGTAGCACGCAGACGGTCATAGATAGCCCATCCCTCCAAGCATGAGCCGCCATCGCAATGTAGCCGTATGTCAATGGTCTTGTCAGCCTTTGGCATTGACTCAATGAAGCTGTCAATGTCTTTGAAACATACGCCCTCCACGTCTCCCCAAAACTGAGCGGCTTTCTTGTCTGCCTCAGTCGTTATGTCATTGTAAATTTTTAGTACAGCCATGCTTTCTTGCGGTGTTTATTACACTGCAAAAATATCTATTTGTGAAAATTGCGATTATAGCATAAACACATATTCCACTTCACTTTTCCGAAGTGTCGTCTGCATGCGTAGTCACCAAAACCCAAATAACCCAGTGGGTTTTCGCGAAAAACCCAAAAACCCAAATAACCCAGTGGCCCTATATGATAATGATAATGTAAATGATAATGATGATGAGTAATATATACAGCGCGAATGTAAACAAATGTAAATTCACGAAAGAATTTACCCTGATGTAATGACAAAATCAAAAATAAAGCCGTCTGAGCGTTTATCTTGCTGCCATACCTATAGCTAACCACCAGCAAAACAAAACGCGCTCAGACGGCACCCTTATAGCCTCAATGCCAATTTACAGATGTACCCCCCTACTCATCCTTTTGATAATACGATACACTGCGGCCTCGCTCACGTCAAACTTTTCCGAAAGGTAGAACACGATGTAAGTCATCTTGTGCCCCTCGCCTTTCATACGCTCATACTCCTCATACAGCGGCACAAAGCACACATCAGCCGTCTTGACTTTGTTCGAAGCCAGTATCTTGCATATTGTAGCCGCTGATTTTAGTAGCTCGTAGTGTGTCATATCATAGATATATTTTCAATTGTCTCAATGCGCTTCTTGGTGTCGCTTATCTCTTCTACGGACACCACAGGACGCGGAGACATCTGCATGCCACGCGCTACGGCGGCTGCTATAAACTCCCCTCCAAGCTGTTGCTGAGGGCTATTGACTATGATAGGCACGCCGCCGCCCAACTGATTAAATGCACTTAGCGCGGGGGCGAATAATGACGTAGCAGAAGCCGTCATGACACTCTCCCCATTGCTCAGCCTTGCAGGTATGCTGTCAGAAGTGCCGCTACCAGCACCGCTAACATAGCCACCTCGCGCAAACTTAGCGGATTTCACAGTCTTTATTGCAGAAGCAATACCGCTCAGAATTGTTGATACGGTCGTAGCTATTGCGGCTATGTTTTCAGGAAATGGAACACTCTGCGCCTGCTTTATACCTTGAGCCACGGCCACGCCGCTGCTTACTGCAATTTCTCCCAAAGCCAGCACCTTGCTTGCGCGTGCCAGTGTCTTAGAGTTCTCGCCAAATGCGTCTGCCACGTCACTCAGCCCACTAAACAGGCTCGTAATTACACTTGCCTTTGCCTTCTCAACCTCCAGCTGCTTCTCCTGCACAGCCTGTAATGATGATTGATAGTCTTCCTCCAGTCGTAGCTTGCGGGCGTTGAAAGCTTCTATGCTCTCATCTTCCTGCTGCTGAGCCATGTCTAATATGGCCTTGCGCTGCTCCATTTTTAGCTGCAACTGTGTGAGCTCATTGTCTCGTGCTGCATTAATCTTCTGACTATACTCGTCCTGTATGGCTGTCAACTGCGCCTCCTGCGCGGCTTTTTGCGAAGCTATCTCTACCTGCTCCCTCTTGGATGCATACGACTTCTGTATAGCCAGCTTCATCTCTTCCAGCTGCTCTTTGTTGTGTATTTCATTCTCGGCGCTCGCAAGGTCAAGTTGCTCTTGGTTTTTAAGCTGTTCGAGTTTTAGATTTTTCTCATCCTCGCTGCCCTTCTTGGCCGCATCCAGCAGTAAAGATATGCGGCGGTTCTCCTGTTCAACCTGCTTCCTTATTTCCTCCTCTTTGAGGGCCGTGAGCTCTCGATCGCGTAACTGTTCCAGTGACCCTATCTGTGAATAGTAGGCCTGCACAGTGTTGGCTGTGAGATTTGTGCCTTTGTCGATTTTCTCCTTGATGTCATTGATTTGCTTGTCATAATTGGCGTTGATAGCAGCTCGGCGCTGTTCAAAGTTATCATCTATGAGCTTGATAAGTAGCTCCTGTGCCTTTTGCATAGCCTCGCGCTCAGCCTTAGCCTGCTCTTCAACCTGCTTAGCTGCCGAGTTATTTTTACTGTTTTTGCCCTCAGAGCCACTTTTAGCCTCGCTGCTACCTGTTGTGCTACCTCCGACATTTGAGGCAGTCAGAGCCAACGGAGACGTGTTTTCTCCGCTTACAGGTACCTCAATGTGCTTGATTTTGTTCTTACCGAAGACATTGTTAATGCCGTCCACTACGTCCTTGGCCGAGGATGTGACAAAAGCCTTAACATCGCCCAGCCCCTCCTTAAAGGTCTTGCCTATATTACTGCCTATTGCAGAGAAGCCCTGCTTGATTTTATCGAACGACAGAGTCACTATGCCCTCAACAATGTCAGCCATACCTTTGAGCTGACGGCCTACGCCCTTGACTGCATCAATAATCAGGTTAAACACCACCTTAACAGTGTTCCAAAGCAGTTTGAAGTCTGTTGCAATGCCCTGTACCAGCGTACGCACAAGCGTGCTTTCATTATACCAGTCGATGAAATAGTTGATAACACGCACAACAGCCTTCGCAATAGATAGCAGCGAATTAACTGCTACATATTTCATCTGAGCTTTCATCTTCTCAAAGCCGCCGCCTGTCATGTCAAACATCGCCGCAACGGTGTTGTTAAGCTCAGATTGTTTCTTAATAGTAGCATCACGCAGCTTCTGTGTCTCGCTTGCCTTGCTCTTGATTTGGTCTATGCCAGTGCCTATGTTGTTAAGTACTTTCAGGAACTGAGAGCCGAGGTTGATAGCTCCTTTGCCGAACAAGTCCTGCATGACAACAGCTGTATTTTTTGATGTTACGCCCTGTTTCTCCAGCTTCCGCGTAACCTCCTGCATAGCCTGTATAGTAGTGACCTGCCCTGACTGTATGCGTTTGCTTAGATCATCCGCATCAATGCCAGCAGCCTCCAAATCCTTTTTGAGTGTCGCCGACATCTTCTGCAAACTATAGCCGCCTCTGTTGATTGACTGTAGGGCGGTGTTGGCGTTAATACCCGACTTGCCGATTTGCGTCATCACGCCCACCAGCTGATTAGCATTAATGCCTAGGTCCTTAAACGCACCAGCATACTGCTGTATATACTGCGAGTATTCGGGCAAGATTGAACCACCCATCAACAGGCCGTCCTTGACTTTAGAGATGGCATCCTGCCACGACAAGCCGTAATTCTGAACAAGTGCATTGGCGGTCTTTAGTGTCTCGGAGAAGTCAAGCCCGAACGTATCAGCCACGGCCTGTATCTCGCTTCTCAAAGTCTTCATCTCGGCGCCCTGCGTGCCAGTGAAGCTTGAAGTAAGTTTGCTTGCCTTGATAAGTCCGTCATTGTAGCCATACCACCACTTGAACGCCGCTCCTGCGCCCGCTATACCAGCAATACCAAGAAATATAGGGTTAGCCAGCAGCCCCATCAGCGCCGTGCCAAACGCTTTGACGCTGCCCGTGATGTTGGAGAAAAGCCCCTGTACGCCGCCACCATCCTGCGATAATTTAAGCAGTGATGAAGCAAACTGACTGTTACCAGTGAGGGCTTCTGCAATGCTGTTTTTGTAGTTACCTACATTGCGATAAAAGCGGTCTGTGGCTTCCTCTGCGCCCTTCAGCTCCTTTGTAATATCCTTGATGTGCTGCTGTAGCTCATTACCTTTTGCACCGTTACGCTCAGAGCGAGATAACTCATCGTAGGCCTTAGTGGCATTGCTCAGCTCAGCCCTAAGCTGCTTCAATGAGCCCTCCATCTCCTGCTCTTGGCGTATGTTGTTTTGCAGCTCCTTACGCAGCACTCTCATGTTGTCTTTGTACTGCGTCATGACTGCATCGTTGGCGGCTATGGACTTATTGTATTCGCCCATCGTGATTTGGCCGTTACGCACCTCCTTGCCCAGCTCTTTCTCAGCCGCTTTGAGCGTATCTATCTTGGCTTTGTAGTTGGCAATGGCCTTGATAGCATCATCGTACCTGACTTTTATATCCAGTATCCTCTCTTCTTCCGTGTTAGCCATATGTTAGCCCTCCTTATCCTTAATCGGTGTAAAGTTGCAACATTGTAACCTCTGCCGTCCCATTGCTGCCAGCCTTAATCTCTGTCACTGCGAAATAAGCTCCGTACTGAGCAAAATATACAGGCCTGCACTCGTCAAAGTCCAAAAGCTCTATGTTGCTGATGATAATATTCTCCTTTATAACGCGGGCATTATTCAGGGCCTGTGTCAGTGTGCTGTACTTGTCCCTGATTATAGCCTGCATGTCGATGTCAAAGATACCCATTGCCTTGCCATTACCATCATCGATTAGCCGCAAAATCCTGTCCTTGCAGGCAGAATATGACGGCTCTGTCGATGTAGTGGATGAAGCGTTGCTCGTGTACATTGGCACATTGTTGTAGTCGCTGGCCGCAAAAGGAAACGTAATTACATCCCGCGTGTCCTCAATATTCTTATTGTTGATTAGCAGGTCTGCATCATAATCGCCGTTGACAGTCTCGTCCTCTTTCCAGCGATACCAGTTGTGTTGACACCAGTCACCCACCTTATACTCCATGTCTTTAGGCTTATTAGCGCCCTCGTTTGGGATTAGCCTGCGCGACCAGTCTACAGCATTGGCAATGTTATTCCACACCGTCTGAAACGCCACGAATTTGACAACGCCATCATCGCTGATCTGCAAAGGAAAAGTACCAGTAATTGCAGCCAAGAACTTAACAAAGTCAATGACTTTTATCTTAGGAAGATTGTAGCAAATTGGGAAATAACCGCCTTCGGGGACATTCTCGTCTGTAGACACTGTTGCCTTGATGTCAGCCCCATACATCTTAACGCCGTCCAGCGCCCCATGATTAGAGAGAAAGAATGCCACTGTGTCGCCCTTTGCAAGAGCTATCTTGCCGTGGCCTGTTATCTTCTTTTTTATCTCCCCTTTATAGCCGCCTGATACATTATCTCTCGCCATGCCCTTACGCCCTATGGCATACTCAGTGGTAGTCTTACCTGATGTTACTACCAGTCTGAGATATACGTCCGTGTGCGAATAGCTGTCATAAGTGTACGTGCTGCCTGCATATGTGTATGTTCCGCTGCTCTTAGGCTTCGTGTTGGTATTATCCCACGACCAGTTTGCCGTGACGTCAAATATCACATTAGCAGCCATTGCCACCGTCAAAGTATCGACCGTGCTGCCTGCTTCATTTGAAAACACATTAGACGCAGTGCCTACAGTTACTTTCAGCTGCAAGTCCTTGCCCGTCATTGAGGTTTCGGGCAAAGAGGCGGTAAATTGTTCGTCATACGTAAGATAATTGCTCTTGCGGCTTATCAGCGGCACTATTAGCGTCTTGATATAATCAAGAGCGTCTGTATCGAACTGAAAGTCAACACCAAGTTGTTCCTTTATGAGCTGCAAAATGAATGTGGCCTTTACGCACGGCGGAATGTGAGAATACGGCTTATCTGTTGTGCCTGACCCTACATAGCTGCGAAAGCTGTAACTTGTACTTGTTGTTTCATCAGCCCTTATACCCGCTTCGCTTGGCGAAGTAACAACAGCGCTGCTCCTCCATGAATAATCAACGGCATTGGCGTGCTTCCACACGTCTATAAGGGCGTAGAAATAGTTCTCGTCAACGGCTTTGCTGTAGTCTTCGGGGGCGTTGCTTTCATTATATAGTATCTTGTCGCTGCTTTCCAGTTGGTTCAGCAGCGTGCCATTGCTTATGAGCGTCGAAAGCCTGTCAAAGACGCCCCAAATGATAGATATTTCGATACTGTCTCCTACAGAGAGCAGCACCGCCTTGCCGTTATGTATAATCTCAACGCCGTTCTTGTAATAACGGGCCGTATGAAGCGCGTAGGGGTAATCTCCGCCTCCATATATCTTGTCGCTATGCGCGATAATCCTTTGATTATGCACAGTCTTAGGCAGTTTGACGGTGTAGGTGCTATTTGATACTATCTTGCTGACATCTCGCAGCAGGTTGCTTTTGATGTCAAGCGTGATTTTTGTGTCGTCATCAATGTCTACCAGTGTGCCGTCTATGTATAGTCTCTGATCCGTCATGGTTCATAATTTTTGGATTATGGTCTCAGACAAGTTGATTTGCAGGACAAAGTCTTGCAGCACGTCAACGGCCTTAGTATATGTACCAGCCACCACGCTGACGGATAGCCAGTGTGCGTTGGTATGTGCGTCATCAGCCCATCCGCAGAACATATCTACCAGCGGGGATGTTAATAGGTCAGACAGGAAACTCCATGTGTCGCTGTCTACCAGCGGGGCGCATAGCTGTATGGTGTCTTGGCGCGTGTAGCCCTGCTGCCTGCCATTTCCATTTTGATAGCCATATGTTTGGTCGTAGCTGAGCAGGTTGTTGCGCACGAAGTCGCCGTCAGTAGCTGTCTTAATGCTTTCAGCACCCTTTTTAAACAGCCAGTAGCAATATACGCCGTGACGGTTCAGCCAGCGCAGATAAACGCTTTCTGAGCCGTCATAGTCCTCATCGGCAAGTAGGATTTTTATTTTCTCCGAGTACTTGCTGCCAGTGGTGTAGCGGAAAGTCATATCAAAGGTATTGTCAAAAGTGGTCTGCCCGAATTTGCCATCCCAGTCGCATACAAGTATATATCTTTTGGGGTTTAGCCCTGAGGGCAGAGCAACATTATAGACGCCCTTGCTGCTTAACTCAACGTTGTCTGTAGCCACGCCGTCACGTTTGAACAGCAGAGCGCCTGCATCCTCGGCATAGACACCCATAGTAAACGGATAGCCCTTGAAGTATGTCAGTGTGCGGAAGCCATTGTATACGTCCGCCCCTCCAGTAGCCAGTGCCGCCCAAACGTAGAAGATTGTAGCCGTGCGAGTCTCGGCCGTGCCATCACTGTAGGCTACAGTAACAGCCGCCGTAATTTCCTTGCCCAAACTTGATTTGTTTACAGCCTTGTCCCCATATGTCAGCACCTCAGTGAGGTTATCAAAGAAAGACTGCACATACTCGCGAACGTCAATGTAGGCCGTCCCTCCGAATGCGTTACTGTAGCCTGTTAGTGCGGTCGTGCCATCACTCAGCTGCACGCTTATATAAGACACCGTCTTGCTTCCGCTCTTGGCCACGAATAGACACGGATTGAACGCAAAGCCTATCTCGTCGGGGTATGTCAGCACGCTGCCTGTTAGTGTCTCTGTTCTCATGAAATTTCCTCCTTGCCGTTAATCTTTATGCTGTCAATTGAAGTATGAATGAGAGACATTATGCGGTCTCCTATACGCTTGATTGTGTCGGGTATTACGTTTGAATAGATGTCAGCCCTGCCTCCGTTGCGGTATAGCTTAGAGCCTTTTGTCCTGATTGTATATGCTATTGCAGAAGCCATAGAAAGGTCGCCCCTTTGCTGTGGGTCATACTTATGCTGTCCGCCCCTCACGTATGGCTTAGGTGCTGCGTGAATACCTTTGTCCTGCATCCACCTATAGATGATGTCACGGAAGCCGTATGGCACTTTGCCAGCCTTTCTGCCAGTCTCCAGCGTGCCGAAAGGCGAGCGGCCGAATAGCGTGCCTCCTGTCATATCAGCCGTGACGTGCATCGACTTGATTGTTCTACCCGAAGCAACCTCGTTGGCATTGCGCATGTTGGTTATTATCCGCTGTTTTAGCGTCTCCAGTTCCTCCCTGAGCAGGACTGATACCGCATCTTTCTGAAAGTCCGTTGCCATTGCTTAGCACCTCCCCGACTTTGCTGTCAGTGTTAGCTCGAAATATACTCCAGTTACGATAGAGGATAGTTGCTCATAGATAGTGTAGTAGTTTATGAGCCCACCTATTGGCTCAAAGAAGCCGCTTTTGTTAAGCTCGGCGATGAAGCGCCTGCCAGCATCCTTCATCTCGTTGAAAGCCTTGTCGTTGTCCTCACCGTTGGCATTGCGGGGCACGGCCTTGATGAATGCCAGCGCGATGTTCACGGTATCATAGTTACGCCCGTTGCGGTACTCAATGTTTCCGCTCACGGGTAACAGACATATGATAGCAGGTAGAGTGAGACGTTCCACCGCCATATCTGCATCATACCAGTCCTCCAGCATATAGCTGAAATCACTAAACTTATCTGCGGCTAACTGCCCGATTTTTTCTTCGATAGTCATTTTCTAAATTCTCCTGCATTTTACGTTGAAACAATGTTGTCTTAGCGTCCATGTCGAGGCACTTGTAAATGCGCATCCACCCCACATTGAGGACGTCATCGTGATTAGTGTAGCCCATCCGCTTGGCATACCAGTCGAGCATTCCGAACAGGCCGAAATTGAGCTGTTTGATACCAGCCCTGACCTCCTCCTGCGTCGGCTTGACGTTGGTCGTCTCGAACAGCTTGTTTATCTTCTTGACCTCGGCATATACCCAGCCCACGAACCTGACGACGTCAATGGCACGCGCTTCATCTACCTCATGCTTGTTCATACCCAGTATGATGTCACAGATACGATAGAACGGCTCTTTGCTGTCATTAATGCCGCTTAGGCTGATAATCTGCCCTATGGTAAGCTCATTCAGATTGTCGGGCACTTCATACGCGCCTACGAATTCAGGGCGGCTGTATTCCTCCAGTTTGTACGAGGTATGCACCGCTACATTTATCCAGTATTGAAACTTAGTAGTTATTTCCATGAAATTTGCTCTTAGTCAAGTCTATTCACGTGTGCCTTGGCAGTACCCAAGAGGCGCTTCGTCAGCTTGTTTAGCGCAACGTAGCGCACTGCGTCGAGTGCGTGGTTGAACTTATCAACAGGCACATTCTTGTTCTCTCCAGTTATTCTGTCCGCCTGCCACTTGTAGTTGCGCAGCTCCTTTATCAGGTTGAGCGATTTCTGAGTGACGTTGAGCTTATAGCGCTGCAGTATCTGAATGCCGTTGCGAATGCTGTCAGGCCCTTTCAGGGAGGGCTCGATATTCCTCACCCCAAAGTTATGGATTTCGGTGATGGACTTCATTTCAGCAGAATCGGCCACGACGGGCCCCTGTACCCCTCGCAGCCGCTCAGCTATCAGGTCGTTGGTCAGGCCCGTAGCATAACACTCCTCGTCAAGTAACAGCTCACCGCCCTGCTGATATACGGCGACGATGGCCGTCGGGTCGGTCGTGAAGCCGAAGTCAAGCCCACGCCCTATGAGGCGTGAGCCGTCTGATATCTCCCTGCACTGCGCCCACCTGTTGTATATCAGGCCCTGAGGACGACCCACCTGTCCCAAGCCATACACTTTCCACCAGTTCTCGTCGGCATGCTGGCTCTCAATCTCCCTGATTTGCTCATCGCCGAGGAACGGGTTGTCAAGGTAGGTTGAAATAATCTCAGTGGTTCGCTCCCTGAGGTTCAGGCCCTGCTCCTCAAACCAAAACTCACTGTCGGGGTTCCAGTCGATGAAGATGGTCTCGGCGGTACGCACGGCCAGCTGGCGGTAGGTCTCCCACGGTATGCGGTTGGCCTCGTTGATGAAAAGGATGTCACGCCGTGAGCCCTTGACCTTGCCCCAGTCGTCGGCCGAGAAGAAGCGGAGCACGCAGCCCGTCATGAACGTGTATATATGGTCGGTTCGATTGACCTTGTAGTTCACGTCCTCAACGAGCTGGTAGCCCGTGCAGATATCGTCGAAGTCCTGCATTGCGCCACGCTTCAGATGAGGGAAGCTCTCGGACACAACGTCGATGGCAAGCGGGCGTTTGGAGGACAACATGAGCAGGACCAAGAAAGTCATTATGCTGTACGTCTTGCCTGAGCGAGTTCCGCCACGGTTGGCGATAAGACGCTGGCCTGCCGCATACGCTTTCATGGTCTCGTCGAGCACCTTTGTATAAGCTATTATCATGCTGCCTCCAGTTGATTATTTGTCCTTTTTGGCCTCCACGATCTTCGTGAACGTCTCGGCCATTTCCTTGCTTGCGAAGCCGATATTAACGACCTGAGCTGACTGCTGGGACACCTGCCCCGCCTCGCCAGCTATCTGCAACACGAGCTCCATCGCTTTCACGTCGCCGTCGGCGGCCTTGTGCATCAGGCTGTCAAGCATAAGACTCTGCTTCGTGATGGCATTGCCCTCCTTATCGTGTCCGCCCACCTCTTGGTCTTTAATCATCAGAAGCTCACGATAGGACTTGCGGCGGCGCTTTGCCTCACCGCTCGCCACGCCGCCGACCTGTCCCATTGCCCGTGCTTCTTCCCTGTTATTCTTCAGGCGGCCCTGTTTCTCCTTGAACGCCTTATTTTCACCTCTTGCCATAGTTATTTTCCTCAAAAATTGCGTTAGAGGCAATCAAATGCCCGTATTGTAAAATTTATCAGCCGAGCGTCTGAAACACGCCCCTGTCGCCAGCTGGTCCTGAATATGCAACAACACCGCACATTATTCCTTTGCTCCTGTTATCTCGTCGAGGTCGTACACCACCTTGTCTATCTTCTCGAGTCCAAGCATTTTGGCTATCGTCGCCGCCTGTTCGGGCTTGTACACGATGATAACTCGCTCCATGGTGGTCTTGTCGTCACCCTCAATCTTCGGGAGGTTGTCGGCTTCGAGCGACACGCCCTGCAGCTCAATTGCAAAGATAGTTATAAAATGATTATGTCATAAATACTTATCACTTGTCGGCTTGATAAATATCGGGAGTTTGGCTTCAACCCATGCCAGCAAGGCGGCGTCACGCTCCTCTTGGTTTGTGCGCCGTGCCTGTATGCCTGTGATATTGACTAACTCCTCATGTGTTATCTTCTTGTCCTCTCCATGCCAGCACTTGTGAAGTGGTCTTACTACCTTGCATGGCAATCTTATCTTCTCGCAGTACTCTTGCAGGAACATACCTGTCTGATGATTTTGCCCTACTGCATAGCCTTTTTTTGCAGCCACGGCCTTTGTATCTTGCGGGGCTACATGCCAGCAGCTCTTATTCAGCCAGCCGCCCTCTATGACTACTACAACTTTGGTGTCGTATTTGTTTGCTGATCTCTTTACATAAGCAAGATAATCAAGCGTGTCTACGAATGAGGTTGCTGCAAGCTCCAAGTGTCTGTCTTTGACACTCAGGTAGGCCACGCCTGACTTAGATTTGTCAGGGTCAATGCCTACTACTACGTCATAGCTCTCTGCTGATAGTGATAATTTTATCGTTTTTTGCGTCATAACGTTTTATTTTGTTTTACTTTATCATGTTGAAAGAGAAAGGCGCTCAGATTTGCTTCTGAGCCCTTTCTTGCGTAAGTACCGCCAAGTACCTCTATTGATTTCTTTTCTTGTTTAGCATTTTCATTAAACGCTATATATCTATGTGTCTTTTCGACAGCTCGTGCATCGCGTCTAATTTCCCATTGCTCGCAAACGCGTAGAAATCTACGAGTTCTGTGTCACTAAGCGTCGTGACGTCTATGTCTGCAAATGCGCGAATGAAGCGCTCCAGCGGGGCAATTTTATTTTCCTTGTTTTCCATGATTAATTTAAAACTATATAGACTTTTCTGTCATCAAGAAACCTTCTGAGTGCAGAGGTGATGACCATGCCGT